TATGGTAAAATCACATGTAATGATTGTTGGAGCATATTCTTCATCTGGTAAAACAGATTGGTTAGTTGAATATATTCTTAGACAAGTAGTTGCAAATAAGGCACGTACTATATTCTTCTCTTTAGAAATGTCTAAAGGTAAGGTAATGGAACGTATTATTGCAAAGATTTTACAAATACCATTAAGAGACGTTAGGGAACTTGTGTTGAATGGAGACCCACGTATTGCACAAGTAGAAGCTAAGTTAGCTGAAAGACTTGTTATCTATGATGATAATGGTTTATCAATCGACGATATTAAGGCTCGTATCATTGCTTGTAATCGCAAGAATACATTAGGTGGTCCAGTAGATATTGTAGCAGTTGATTACTTTACATATCTAAAGGGTGCTAGTACATATGAGGGTGCTTCAGAACAGGCTCTCAAGATGAAAGGTATTGCTAAAGAACTTAACATTATCTTCGTAATGCTCTCTCAATTAAACCGTGGTGCTAACACATATAATGAACCAACTATGGATTTACTTCGTATGACTGGTGATATAGAGGCTAGTGGCGATGTTATCATCATGTTATGGAGACCAGAAAAAGAGCCAGGGCTATCACTACAGAAACAAGATGAGTTAAGGAATATAACTCGTATGAAAGTAGAAAAAGCTCGTGATGGTATTTATGGTCCTATACGCATGGAATTAAAATATAACTCGAACACATCAAGATTAGAAGAAATTGCTTGACATTAATAAACTACTATGTTATAATACAAACAAGAGGTGATAACAATGACAGTAAAACAATTAATAGAAAAATTACAAGAATATCCTAAAAATACCGTCGTTCAAGTTGGAGCAAGTTACGCATGGGAATATTGCCAGGGTAATATTACAGATATTTTACCAGACAAACCACGAACAGAGTACCGAAAATCAGATATTGGAAAAACATGTCTCTTGTTGTTAGCTGATACTGATAAAGAAATGGTGCGGTAAATATATGACAGTAAAACAACTAATCGAACAGTTGATAGAGTACCCATTAGATATGGTAGTACAAGTTGAGATTTATAACAACAATAATCCATTAAGAAGTTCTATCGCCGATACTTATCGCGACAACATGCGTGACGAATACGATAAACCTATAAATAGACAATGCGTTTTAATATACGGAGACGATATATGATGACAATGCACGAGCTACATAATATTTGGTATGACGGTAATAGAACTGACCCAACGTTCATTCTTATGTGTAAAAATATGCTTGATTTTGTGCGTGTTGTAACGCCAGAAGATGACATGTTATATCAGGTAATGAGAGACGATATTAAATATAATATTGAAGATTGGCTATATCTACAGTAAAAGGGGGGAGAATAGTTGCCATATACAAAGTATATTTGTCCAGACGGTCACGAGGTTGGTATAGATGAATGTCTAACAGCTTGTAGATTAGAAGGGCAAATCAACCCAAATACTGGTGAGTTATATTGCCCTGCTGGTAGGTGTCTATCTAAACGAACATTGATAGCATTAGCTGACCAACGTGAGTGGACTGGCACACCAAGTACTACTCAATTACTAGCAGGCACTAGAGAAAATTATCTCAAGATTACTAAAGACTATGCAATTAATCCAATGGATTCTCTATTCATGTTACATGGTACTAAGGTTCATGACTACCTAGAGAAGTATACTGACGATGAAGGTATTTCAGAAGTACGTTTAGACGACGGCACTTCTACAGGTGCTTTTGACTACTATTCACCAGAGAATGGTGGTACATTATATGATAATAAAACTTATGGCTCATGGAAAGTAGCTAAGGTTTTAGGGCTATATACAAAACGTGTACCAACTGGAGAGGTGTATAAAACAGGAGCTAAAAAAGGACAACCTAAATTCAGAAATGAAATTAGGAATAATGGTCCTAAGCATAGATTAGACCTTGCGATACAGCTCAATGACTATCGCATGAAGATAGAAAAAGAATTAAAGAAACCAGTAAATAACCTCGTATGTGAGGTGATTGTTAGAGACGGCAATACATATATTGCCACTCAACGTGGTATCACAAGCCCAGGTTACTTAGTACCAATCAATAAGATTAGTGATAAGTGGGTCGAAAGATATATGAAAAAGAAAGCTAAAGATTTAACAGAAGCACTAGAAACAAACACAATGCCACCGCCATGTAGGAATTCTGAATGTTGGGGAGGTATGAAATGTGAACGCTTTTGTAACGTAGCCAAGTTTTGTGATAAAGGGAGAAAAGATGAAAACAATTAATTTAGATAAGTTTGATGCTCTATCAGTAAATCATTTGACATTAATTGGTCAGTTATTCTTAATGAAGAATAAACAGTATGCCAGTGGTGATGATGTACTATCAGCTTTTAAAGAAAGTGCTAAACGCCAATTTGGAGAGCTAACTAAAGATGGTGCTTTTAAAGCGTGTATGCAGTTCAAAGATAAACATGACCTAGCACTACTTCAGCATGGGACATTATTACCAGACGCAAAAGAGCGCTTATATGATGTTGTTGTGTATTGCTTGTTAGCATTAGCTATTTTGAGTGGTCAAGATGAAGAGTTGCAAAGTAACTAAAAACTGCTTAACAACTAAAGACCAATGTTGGATATGCGATGATTACGGTTTATATCGTCCTAAAAATAAGTCTATCTTATCTCCTCGTCAAGAGGAGAATAAGCTAGCTCGTAAGCTAGAAAAGAAAGTAAAGAAACAAACATCAGCTAGTAAACGTGGCAAAAGCAATAGACGTAATGGGAGAAACGCAGAAAGAGAACTCGTAGCATGGTTTGAAAAGATTGGTCTTGAGTCTAATTTAGTACCTATGTCTGGTGCATTAAAGTCTGCTAATATTATTAAGGCATTAGCCAATGATGAAATGGTAGAGAAAATGCGTGGTGATATTAAGGTAGAAATTAATGGACATAAATTCACAGTTGAGTCTAAAAGGAATGTAAACTCAGATGCTTGGTATAAAAAGGCAGAAGATGGCATTATCCATATTAAAGGGTTTGCATATCTTTTAAGGCAGGATTTATTCCATGCACTTGTAAATGGTGTTAAATTAGATATTGCGAATACAGTTGAAGATAAGGGCTTTAAAATAGTTCACACATACTTCGACCAAGATAATAGTGATATAGTTGTTATTTCAAGACCTTATTGTGATAGGTTATTTTACTTAAAGGAGAAAACATATGAAAAAATTATTGGAAAATGAAAAAGGTATGAGCTTATCCCTAAAAGCAGTACTTAAAGATAATAAAACACTGGTTGATTCTGACGTTAAAGTAAAAGATATTAACCTTGTTGAAGTAATCGCTATGTTGGTTGCCATGAACGATGCTGCAATCGAAGGATTAAATATTCCAGATATGAAACCAGCTGTATTAAAAACATTAGGCAGAACATTGATTGAGTTGGCGAATGGCACATTTGAAGAAAAAGAAGAAAAACTTTTAAGCTAATTAGTAGATGATGAAGGAGAATTACCCTATGTATATTTTGGCAGATGATAGTAAAAAATTGATTAACGCTTGTTCCTTGTTCGTAAAACCAAAGAAAGACAAAACTGACTTGAATAAAGTTACAAGCTATATGGTATTAGGTTCCATTGCAAATGGTGTTAGTGTAAAAATTAAAGAGTTCGATACTGAAGCTAAAGCTCAGGCGTTTATTGAACAAGTGGCACTTGACATTTCCGCAAATCGAAGAGCAAAGGAATAGTATATGAAAAATATATCAGAATTAAAAGCTAGTTATGATGAGCTTAAACTCTGGTATGATGAGTTAGAAGATACTGACGCAAGTTCTGCCTTTGGTATTATGAAAGAAGCCTCTGCTTTACAAGCTAGCTTTGAGTACCTATCGGCAGACCTTGGTAAAGAATTGAATGATGCAGAGAGAGCGGCTAAGGCTACACATGCTAGTGTTAGTAGCTCTTCCTCGACTAAAGTAAATGAGGGTGACAGAATAGCTAGTCAATCAATGGAAGTACTTGAAGCCTGGGAAAAAGTCTCAGCAATTCAACGCTCTCAAAGATATATGGACGCTACATCAAAACATTTGTCACGTATCTATTTTGACTCAAAGCTCATATTTGAAAATGCTTGTCGTGCTATGCGTCAACCAGTAGGGAGTGATAAACTTGTCGGTCATATTTGACAAATTACAGGAATTGGCGTATAATACAGGTGAAGAGATTTTTGAAATGTATAGGGTTCCATTAGATGTAATAGTCTCGGAACCTTATATGGCGTTCATTGTAATAATGGACGGCGAGGTAGTTTTCGCTTATCAAATAGGAGATAAAATATGAAAGATAAAATACTGACTATGTTAGTCGGTCTGTATGAAGCTACTAAAGATGCGGTTATAGTAACACTACTATTTGCCTGGTTTTTGAGCGTACCATACTATTTCTTCCACGTTGGTGGAAACTTTATTGAGTGGTTTGTATTAATTATATATATCACTACAATCTCTAAAACATTAAGGTTTTTAGGTAAGCTATTGGTCCGCATCACAGATGATGAGGTGGAAGATAATGGCAAGCCAAAAGTTTAGGAGATATGATAAAATCAAAACACCAAAAGGTGTGATAACAATACAGTCAATCCAATATGACCCTAAGAATGATGAGTATTCATATTCGATACTCGGACCAAAGAGTTATTTTTGGAGACAAAGTGAGTGCGAGTTAGTAGAAAGGTATAAAAAAGCATGAACCTACTTAAAGAAGAATTCTTGTCTACGTATTCTGATTTTCCACAGCATATGGATAACCTAGCAAAGCTAGTTTATTATAGAACATATTCACGATGGCTACCAGACGAAGGCAGACGTGAGACATGGAAAGAAACTTGTACACGTGCAGTTGAATATAACTGTTCGTTAGCACCAACATCTATCTATGAAGCACAACGATTATTTGATAATATGTTTAATCTAAAACAATTTATCAGTGGTCGTTCATTATGGATTGGTGGTAGTGAAGCTAGTAAGAAAACGAAACTAGCAAACTTTAATTGCTCGTTTGTAGTAATTGATAGCATTAAATCACTTTGTGATTTATTCTACTTACTAATGGTTGGTACTGGAGTTGGTGTACGCATCTTACCAAGCGATGTAGAAAAATTACCTACATTCCGTGACGATGTAACATTGTTTGCTCAATACAATAAAAACTCCACAAAACAACGTGGTAGAGAACATACAATTACAGAACAAGAAGACGATATGTTCGTTATTAAGATTGGTGATAGTAAAGAGGGTTGGGTAGATGCTCTAAGAGCATACCTAAACTTTATGGCTTCTCCATCTAAATGCAACAACATTTTGATTGATTACACAGAGATTCGTGTTAAGGGTGCTACACTTTCTAGTTTCGGAGGGACGGCATCTGGCTATGAATCTATTATGGATATGTTCACTAAAATCCATAATGTGATTCAGAATGGTATGTTCTCCTCCAAACCAAAGAATGGTAGACTTCGCCCTATTCATTGCCTAGATATCTGTAACCTTATCGGGCAGAATGTTGTTGTCGGTGGTAAACTCTAATGCTTCCGACGTTAAATAAAAACTCTCTAATTCGGTGGAACTCTCTCTGAGACAATACCGAGCGAAGCTATTTAAGGAGGAATAGTGCATACAGATTATTATGTTTACGAATGGTATATAGAAGATGCAAACCATGTATTTTATGTTGGCAAAGGAAGACTCTACAGAATCAACGAGATTCGGAATAGAAACAAGTACTTCTTAGCAATTTATAACAAATATAAATGCAAGGCTAGGAAAATAAAAACAGGTTTGACAAATAAAGAAGCGTGTCAATTAGAAAAAGAAACCATCAAGAAACGTAAACTATCTGGTGAAGCTGAATGTAATTTCACATATGGTGGTGATGGTTTTTCCGAAGGTGATTTAAATCCCATGTATGGCGTAAGACTTACTGGTAAATTAAATGGCTTTTATGGTAAACATCACTCGCAACAAACTAAAGAGCTTATCTCACAAAATAGAAAAGGTAAAGGTGGTAGATTTGGAGCAGACAACCCTATGTATGGTCGTGGCTTCAAAGGCTCCGATAATCCTATGTATGGTAGAAAAGGTCTTGCTCACCCAAATTCAAAGATGTATCTTTTAGAGGGTGAAACAGAACCGCTAACATACAAAGAGTGTGAAAAGAGATTTGGAATTGCTTTCAGTAGGATTTATGAACAAGGTGGTTATCTTGTATATAAAAAATCTTGCACTAATAAAACATTGTATGAGGGTAAACTTCTCACAAGACTTAAATAGAACGTGTAACGACTATGCGAAAGCAGTACACCCAAGCAGGTGGAAATGGGAGTCCTCGCTAATGCGAGTGAAGATATAGTCTAAACTATATGGTGACATATAGAAGTTCATAAGAGAACTGGCTAGGAAGTAGCGAGCCTAGTTGAATATTTGGTTAGACGTACGGCAGAAATTGCTATTATTGACCCAAATGACGAAGAATGTGTACACGCTAAGGATAACATCGAACCTGGCATGGAACATAGATACATGAGTAATAATAGTATCTATCAAGAAGAAAAACCAAGCCGTGAAAAAATTCATGAGCTATTTAATTCTATCCGTACATCAGGCGAACCTGGCATTATCAACGTAGCAGAAGCTAAACGTAGACGCTCAGATTTCGCAGGTGTAAACCCTTGTGCCGAAATCCTTTTACCGCCTAATGCTGTATGTAATTTAACAACAGTAAACATGGTAGCATTCGTAAACGAAAATGGCGACGTAGATTGGGACGGCTTAGAACTAGCATTCTTATTGTCAGCTCGTGCAGGATATAGAATGACTTGCGTAGACCTCGAATTAGATGGTTGGAATGAGGCACATCATCGTGACCGTTTAACTGGTTGTTCTATGACTGGCTGGCAAGACTTTGTTGCTAAGGTGCGTCCAGATGTACTGAGACGTGCAGGTGGTAAAGCTGGCGTACTTAAATGGTTACGTACAGTCGTACATGAAGTAGGCGAAGAAATTGCACAGGAATTACAAACACCAGTACCGTTACTTATGACTGCTCTAAAACCAGAAGGCTCATTGAGCTTGGTAGCGAATGGTGTATCACCAGGGGTTCATTGGCAACATTCCCCATACTTCATTAGACGTATTCGTGTAAACGCACATGACCCACTAGCACTTACAGCTAAGGAATTAGGTTGGCAAATCCACCCAGAAGTAGGGCAGGAAATGGAAACTGCAACTACTATTGTAATTGATTTTCCTGTTAAAAGCCCTGCAACTGTAACTAAAGCTGACGTATCTGCTGTAGAACAGTTAGAGGAATATTTGTTATTCCAAAAAAACTATACAGATATGAATACATCTAATACCATTACAGTAAAACCTGATGAATGGGAAGAAGTAGAAGACTTCGTATATAATCATTGGGACGATATGTTAGGTGTAACATTCTTAGAACTTAATTCTACATACTATCCTTTGTTACCTTATGAAGAGTGTACTAAGGAAGAATATGAAGAATTAAAATCTAAGATGAAAGAATTCGACCCAGATTTGCTTAATGAAAAAGAATTAAGTACTCGTAATATGGGTAAAGAATTTGAAATCCTTGATGATAGAGAGTCTTGTGCAAGTGGAGTTTGTCCTATCCGATAAACTTCATCAAACTTTCATCAAATAGGGGTTGACAAGTCGTCCTTGGCATGGTATAATACAGTCATAGGTTGAGCCAACAAGGTAGTCCACGACCGAGGCTCATATGTTATGATTAAGTAGTAGGAGGAATACTATGGTAAAAGAAACACTAACAATTAGAAAAGCATTAACACAAAAGAAAGTATTAGATAACCAAATTCAAGAATTATCTTCTACTCGATTTGTGGCTGTAGCTACTTCTAACAGAACTGTAATTGATGGTTTGAAACAAAAAGATTGGGTTAAAGACGCACAAGCTCGTTTCCAATCTTTGAATGATAAACTAAAAAGACGTGAAGCATTGGCAAATGCCATTATGGACGCTAATGCTAAACATACAGTATCTGTTAAGAAATTCATCGGCATTGATAAACAGTCTGATGAGTTTGAAGAAATCTCTTTTGCATCTGCAATCGCTCGTAAGAAATACCTATCTGACTTACTAACAACACTAGTCAAAGGTATGCAAAAAGCTGTGCTGACTAACTCTAAGGCATATCAAGAGACAGAAAGACAGGCAGAAGAGAAAGTTACAGAACGTCTCTACCAAGAGTTTGCTTCTGTAACACAAGCCTCTGGCAAGGTTCGACAAGAACGTGAAGCAGAATTGCGTGAGCAATACTCTATCGAACTTCTTGACCCTAACAAGTTGGCTGAAAACTTAATGTCCTTTAAAGAGTACATTGAGAATTACTTAGCTGAAATTGATGCTATTCTTGGTCATGCGACTGAGGTAACTGAAATTACTGTTGAGTACTAATTATAATTGCTGTATTACCGTTCAACTTTAAGAATGGTGCAGAGGTGTTTGTTGCGTATTGTTTCTACTCTAAAAGTAAAGAAAGCAGATACGTACTCTTGCCTGAAACGAGATAAAAAGAAGAATTTGAGCGTGTCTGCTCGCTGCTACACCTAGGGAGGATAGCAGTCCAAAATGGTAATCCATAATCTTTAAGCATTATAATTAATCGCTTAATCTTTAAACTGGGTTAATCATTACTATCAAGCTCTCAATCTTCAATCTCTAATCGCTTATAAAATCCATGACCTGATACTGTTTTGCTAGTGCCTAGCATAAAGTTGACAGCATGGCTGGTATTACAGCAATACCAATTAATTGCTCGTAAGCAACTAGTTATTATTTATACTTTACAGCCTCGCAAGGGGCTGTCACATGGTGGGTTAGCTCAGCAGGTAGAGCAATAGGTTGAAGCCCTATGTTAGCGTTGGTTCAATTCCAACACCCACCACCATTAGGTGTAGTCAACCTAAAATACAAAACCCATCGCATTTGACGCATAGCGCTTTTGGCGGAAGTGAGTGTTTTCCGTTAAAGGGTAAACTGCCGCGAACTGTTTACCTAACACTCACCATAGCGGAGTAGTCCAATGGAAGAGACACTGGTCTCATAAGCCAGTATAGTGTGAGTTCAAGTCTCACCTCCGCTTCCACATGGAGAGTTGGCAGAGTCTGGGTTAATGCAACTGCCTTGAAAGCAGTCGAACAGAAATGTTCCGTGGGTTCGAATCCCACACTCTCCTCCATACATGGATAGTTGGCAGAGTGGCTTATTGTATCTCTTTGCTAAAGAGAAGTCGTTTAAAAGCGACCACAGGTTCGAATCCTGTACTATCCTCCAGTGCCTTGGTACTGAATTACGGTTTGGTATCACCTACTGAGTGACTCAAGGGTTTCTCAGTTAGGATAGGCGTTTATGCATGGCTCGTTAGTCAAGTGGTTAAGACATCGCTCTTTCACAGCGAGAACGGTGGGTTCAATTCCCCCACGAGTCACCATTCGGCACTTATATACTGTCGTTGAGGACCGAACGCACCATGGGTGTTTGGTTGTATATACCACACAACAGCTACGTATTAGTTTACAGGTAAAACAACTCTCGCAAGGAGTAGACGGTGGGTTCGATACCGACCATATGTAGTGGTGTTGTATTCCTAGGTAGTTCAATGGTAGAGCGTCTGGCTGTTAACCAGAAAGTTAGGGGTTCGAGTCCCTTCCTAGGAGCCATGTCGTTGTAGTCAAGATGGATAAAGACAACAGACTGTAAATCTGTCGCTTATAGCTTCGGAGGTTCGAATCCTCCCAACGGCACCATGCCCCTATGATGAAACTGGCAAACATACTGGACTTAAAATCCAGATTCTGTAGGTTCGAGTCCTACTAGGGGTACCAACATTGTGGTGTAGTGTAATGGTAACACAGAAGACTTTGACTCTTCTATTCTAGGTTCAATCCCTAGCGCCACTACCATGGTCCCATGGAGTAACGGTTATCTCGTCACCCTGTCAAGGTGAAGATTACGGGTTCAAATCCCGTTGGGACCGCCATACCACTTAGAGGTTGTGATACTACAATCTTTCTTCCTTTCATTTGTAAGTCCGACCTCTGTATGTGGTTATAACAACTGGTATTACTCAACAAGGAGGCTTATATGAAGAAATTAATTTTAGGTTTAGGTATTTGTGTCCTGTCCCTGATGGGGACAAATAATGCAGACGCTAGAATGATGGAGGTTACAGCCTACACTCACACAGGTGGAGTTATGGCTAATGGAGAGTACCCATATGTAGGTGCTGTTGCTAGTGATGATTTACCACTTGGTACAACAGTAATTATTAATGGGTCCAGCTATGTAGTAGCTGACCGCTTTGGCGGTGGATATACCGATATGATTGATATTTTCGTAGACACGGAAGAAGAAGCAGTTCAATTCGGTAGACAGTATTTAGATGTAGCTGTAGTCTAGGAGGAGATATGGAGCTATATGAGAAAATTATATTTGGGTGCTTGTGTGGAGTTATTGTATTAAGTGTAATACAAGTACTACTCACTATTTATGTAATTTTATGAGGTAGACTTGGATAATCAATATTATATCGAAATAGAAACAGGAAGACGTGCTAAGGCAACTAAAACAATCGTATTTGATACTGTAGGTTGGATTGTCGATTATCTCGACGAAGCACCAGTTAGATATGCTTATAGCGATGATGTATTTAAACGAAAATTTATGAAGGAGAAACCAATGAGTAAAATGAAATTCACACGAGAAATGGAATATGTAATTGAAGCGATTACCATGTATGATAGTTTATCTCAATCTCAAATGCTAATTGATGAAATCCTAATTACAAATAGTACAGACGGAGAACTTCAAGAAATTATCGAAGAACTTCGTAACGACCTTCACGTGCATATGGATAAACTAAACAAGTTTATCTTTAGTAATGCAGAGTTTGAAGTTTAGGAGGTAATAGTGAGTACAGTTTCCCTACTCTCATATAGCTCACTAGATACAGCAATTCATGCTATGAGTAACTGTTATGGTAAACAATGTACAGTAGACTCATTAGCAAAAGCGTGTAAGGCAGGGCATTGGTCCCTGCTCGAACACGTTAACGTATCTATTGACATTACATGTAGTCAGAAAGTATTAGCTCAAATTAGTAGGCACAGACACTTCAGTATGACGGTGCAATCTACTCGTGGTATGGATATCACAGGCAACGGGTTCTATTCTGACTTTAATAATATGGAAGATACACATAAGGCTTATCTAAAACAGGCTTATAGTACATCATCTATGATGTTTGGTAACCTATTAAACTTAGGTGTTCCAGTCGAGCAAGCCTCTTATATATTACCACTTGGTACTCAGGTGTCATTAACAATGACTGGCAACTTACGTTGTTGGCTTGAGTATTTAAAGAAACGCTTATGTAAGAGAGCAAGTGACGAGCACCAACAAATTGCAAGACAGATTTTCGATAAACTGAAATTCGTTTATCCGTCTATCTGTAACTTGGAAATGCTCGGCATGTGCGAAAACTGTAAAGAATTATCTTGTGACTTTACGTCACATAAAAAGAAACCAAAAGAACCAGTACGAGGAGAATTAAAATGAAATATTTAAAGATTAGAGAAGATGATTGGAATACATTAATGAAATCGTATTTCCAGGGTATTGGTGAATGGGAAACAGATAAAGAAAAAGCTGATTTCTATAATCAATTATTCGACAGTGTACTTTATATGGTAGAAGAATCAAATGGAGAGTGAAAACAATGAAATATACACTAGCAGATTATAAAACAGGCGAAGGTTCTATACTACGCAAAGGTAGAGACACATATATAGTACTTACCTCAAGCGTGGATATGGAAGGTTGGATAACAAAACTACAAGTGCTCGATACATATTCACATGCAGTAGTTGAAGTAGACCCATCTTTTGTAGACGACCTTGAATATGTAGGAAATAATAACTTACTATATAGACTCATCGATAATGCACGAGACCTAACACACGAGCACAGACTAATCAAAAACGGTATGGGAGAAAGATTAAAATTACTTAAAGCATACCGTGACTTAGAAAAAGACCAAAAACTGGTTATTAGAGAACTGGAAAGTGGCGCCATTGCACCTTCTGATTACTATGAGAAACTATGGTTGTTGACAGATAAAATGGTACGTGAGTATCTATTCTTGGAGGATTAATATGTGGGTAGCTGGAATAATAATTGCATTATTAGTTGGCGGAACTATAATTACAGCTCTGTTAGCTAAGTTTTTGTTTGTAGTCTCTATCATTATGTTTGCATTAGCATTAATTGGTCTTGGCGGTATAACATATGCACTTGCAGGCTACACTCTGTTAGCCTCTATAGTATGTGTAATACTTATGTTCGTATGTAGTATAGCCTTAGGCTTTCTTAAAACGTGGTCTGAAGGTGGAGGTGAGTAAATGGAGCCGATTATTAGCCCATGGCTGATATACCTTGCAGGTATTGTGAACCCTCTTAAATTTGCATTAGGTTTAATAGCCTTTATCGGGTTCATCGTTTGCTTTGTTCTTGGTTGCTTCTACTACATTGAAGGACCTTGTGACGGCTACGGCGAGGAACGCAATAGAAAAGCAGAGAGAAAGCAGGAAGGTGCCTTGAAGTTAATGAAAGTTATAGCTCCGATTACAGTTGTATCATTCTTAGTACAAGTCTTTATCCCAGATAAAGACACACTGATAGCTATTGCTGTTGCTAACATTGTTACTGTTGATAATATCCAAGGTGTAAACGAGTTCGTTAAGACGAACGTGCAGGATTATATCAACATGTTGACAGACGCAATCAACAAAGTTAAGTAGGTGATAAGATGCTATGGACAATATTCATACTGTTTATGGTGTGGCTACTTTTAGCAACGGTATACCAAGAAGAACTATTTGATGTTTTTGATTACATTGTAGAAAGAATTAAGAAAGGAAATAAATAATGAGGCTATTAGGTTTAAAACTTGCAGGATTGGGCTTTCTAGTATTGCTAGGATTCGGTTTGATATGGAATACAACATATATGATTTCCGCAGGTCATGCAGGGGTTGTATTTAACAAAATGGACGGTGGTATTCAACAGGAAACACTAGACCAAGGTTGGCACGTAGTCGCCCCATGGAAACGTGTAACAGAATACCCAGTTAGTACAGAGCTTGCATATTATATTGACGGTACTCACGAAGACCGTAAAGATGTAGATGATAGTATCGTAATCGGTACAAAAGATGGCAAAACAATCAAGGTAGACGCACAAGTCACATACCACATGAACCAAGATTCCTTGCCACATATCTATAATAAATTCAAAGGTCAAGATGATAGCATTATCGAATATGGTTATATGAAGCAAAACTTCCAACGTATCGCCAATGATATTTCTTCTCATTACTCTATGATGGATATCGTGGGGGAAAAGAAAGAAGCGTTTAACCAAGAACTTTTAAAAGAAGTATCTAAGTTCTTTGACCAAGACGGTATTGTTATTGAACAGGCTTCCCTAGGTAAGGTAGAACCAGATAGTGCAACTAAAGAAGCTATCCAAGCTGTAGCAAACGCACAATACAAACAACGTCAGGCAGAATATGAAAAAGTAGCGGCAGAAGCTGAAGCTAAAAAGAAAGTTGCTGTAGCTGAGGGTGATGCACAAGCTAAACGTATTCAAGCAGATGCTGAAGCATATTACAATGCACAAGTAGCTTCTAGCTTAACTCCAGAAATGGTTCAATTAAAACAAGTTGAAAAATGGGACGGCAAACTTCCTACATATTCTGGTATTACAAATGGTTTACTTAATCTAAAATAAGGAGGAACTATGGAAAGTCAAGTATATAGTGCACGAACAGAAAAGCCGTGGAGACGCTTTGAGGTAATCTCCTTATATAATGGCACTGACATTGAAATTCCTCAACGAGGAACACATTTCAGTGCTGGTTATGATTTACAATCAGCAGAAACAGTTGTGATTGGGGCAGGTGAAACTGTCCTAGTCCCTACTGGTTTAAAATCAGCTTTCCCTGGCGATGAATTTATGGCTATTTATCCACGCTCATCAATCGCTGGTAAGTATGGTATCACACTTGCTAACTGTGTTGGTATCGTTGATAGTGACTACTATAATAACCCAGATAACGAAGGTCATATCCAAGTATTACTAAAGAATACAAGTGATGGCGACTATGTTGTTAAAAAGGGTGATAGAATTGCCCAAGCAATCTTTCAAAAATTCTATGTTACAGAAAACGACAAACCAAGAAGTACACGCACAGGCGGATTTGGAAGCACAGGGAAATAAAATGCAATCAATAAAAGAACTATTAGAAATATTAGAAAAACCTAAAGTTTGTGAACATACACACCTCGCTGGTATTCTCATTCAACTACGAACAGTAGGATATACTCACGTAAAGTACCTTGAGTATAGTTACGTTCTATTCACTGGTCCTCATATTCAGGATTTAAAAGTAGAATTACCAAGTGCTATTAGTGCTAATCTATACGCTGTATTAGGTCCGACAACTAAAGCTATTGACGAAGTACTAGAAAGCAAGTACTTTAAAATAGGTGAAGCTATCTATCAAGAGAATATCAAGCAAAATCATGAGAATGGCTATCTCATTAAACATAAACCAAATGTGCTAAATGCACGTATCTCCAAACATGGTGGTGAATACATCGCCACCTTGAATGGGGTTATTAAAACAAATCCAGGCGACTGGATTATTACTGGGGTTAATGGAGAACAATATCCATGTGACCCAGAGATATTTAAAGAGCTTTATGATATAGTAGAGCAGGAGGTTTAATGGTTCATTATTTCGTAGTTGACTACGGTAATACTGGAGACCTCTATAATATCGGTGTATTGGGTGATGATAAAGACCTAATTAAAGAATACTTAATGAAAGAGTCACGTAATGTGCGTTATTTAAAATCATGTGAAAGAAAAAATAAAAAAGGTAAAGACATTGGGGTAGGTATTATCATTAGTTGTAAGTATCTACCTAAATGCCCAAAAGGAATAGCACCAGATGAACGAGGTACTGTCCTATGAAAGAGTCAATGATACAAGAAGCTATCACCTTGTTTGAACACTTAGGTGATAAAGCATTAGAAGAAATCAACTTTGCTATGAAGTCATGGGAATACACTAATTCCGTAAATGAATACCGCAAGGTTGATAAACTATCCAAACTCTTTTTAGAAAGGTTTGGTAAATCTCCAGAAGAGATTTATATTAAAAAAGAAGAGCATCTAATGCTCCTTCATTTCGCTTTATGGCTTAAATCATACCTCTCATCGTCCAACAAAATGAGTTGGGAAATTTGGAGAGATAGTGTAATTTTCGGTATGAGTACACAGGAGATTATGGATAAGTATAATATCAAAAATAATCAGATTGTGTATAAAAGAAGAAAGAAAATCTACCAAGACATAAAGACAGCATTGCCGTTATATTACGAGCAATACTTGGACTTAGAAGAGTATATGAAAGGCTAGGTATATGACAATAAAAGCATTAGAGGCTACATATAAACCACATATTATCACGTGCCGATTAAATACAGACTATGCACAGTTGGCTGTATTATCTGACGTGCACGAAGGCTTAAACAACAGAGCCTATCTCAAACAAACTGTAGATAATTTGTTAAAACTTGGACCTAACTGTAAAGTTATTCTAGGTGGTGATAGCACTAATACAACGACTAAACATTCAAAAGGTAGCGTACTAGAAGAGTCCTTAGTTGGTGACGAGCAGGTTTACGCATTGGTTGAAGATATTCGTCCTTTATATGAAAGTGGTCAGCTATTAGGTGTTATCGGTGGTAATCATGGTGCAAGAGCTTATAACGACGCCTACATCAGCGTAGAGCAAATGCTCTGTGCTTTACTAGGTGACCGTAGTTTATACAAAGGTGAGTTTGGTTTAGTTTATTTCAACGTAAATAAGAACTGTTACATTCACCATATCCTCCACAAAAATCGGAGAACGAAAAACTATTATGATTACTTTAACGCAGATGTAACGTGGTTTGAACATTTCCACGAACCAAGTGCTACACCTAAGATTGCTATCGAACATAACAAATACACAAAGAAACCTATAGTTAAAGAAGTTTGGGAACTTAGACAAGCATCATTCCAAACATATCCAAGCTATCTTAAAGCTAGTGGTATTCGTCCTAGTTTAAGTGGCTTCTGGATTGCAGAAATGACTGGCAATGAGAAACAGAAAAAAGTAACTCCTTTCATGGGCGATACTTATTTTGATTTGAGAGGCAGGGGATTAAATGTTAGTAAATGATATGTTCCTTGATTTAGGGTTTGGTTATAAGGTAGCCATGAAAGAAATCTTTGCTATCATGCCAATGGACGTATCAAGCTCTAAAGAGTTGTTCCGTCGATACTTCCGTGATGGTAAAGTATTACGGGCTACTAAAGGTAGAAAAGCACACTCCTATTTACTCCTAAATAATGGTATGGTGTTTGCTTCTGCATACACAACAGATGAACTCACAGAACGTGTATGGGAACTCAAACGTATAGCAAGGGCTATCGACTATGCCGAAGTATAAACCAGGGCGACGTAAAGCTCGCCCACTCACCCATAAACAGCATGTATATGTACAGGCTAAAATTCTTACTGGAAGTAAAAGGGAGGCTTTAAAGGTGGCTGGCTATACTGAACGTGGTAACAATGTAGAGGGAAGTCGAGCGGTGCAAAAAGCACTAGAGGATTACAGACGTAAGATGGATAAGAAATTCATGGATAAGGCAGATAAGGTAACTAATATGCTCCTTGAATTAATTGAAAGTCCAAATACTCCTGCAAGTGCTAAAGTAACTGCTATTAAAGATTGGTTAGATAGAGCTGGTCTTAAACCTGTTGATAAACAAGAGATTGAAGAAAAACGCTCCATTGATACAACAAGTAAATTAAGTAGAGACTTAATCAATAAACTAAATATGTTACCAGAAAAAGAAAAAGGCGAGGAATAAAACCCTCGCCCATTTTTTATTTCTTTGTTTTTAGCATAGCACTATCTATAAGGTCTCTTAACTTCTCAAATCCAATATCGAAAGCCTTATAATCATCAAAAAGAGTGTACCCTACGTTATCGTAAGTGCCTTTAATAATTTTCTTGTATTTTCTTTCATCAATTTGTATTGAAATCATATTGTCCTCCTATTTTATTTAAATACTTCTTTCGTAACATACAGCCTGAAAGGCGTTGCGTGAGTCATTTGAAAATCAAATAAATTACCTTGATTGAGGTTTTCTGCATGTACTTGACCTAGATTATAAAAATGTTCAATACATGTATATTCCTGCTCCCCAGTCATTTTGTAGTACGTGTCATCTAAAATATAGTAATATGTATACATGTTATTTCAACTCCTTTACTTTATACTTACACTTATTCATATTTCGTATACATCGTCCTCTCTATAGATTTCTTTTATTTCAAATGTTTTTATATCTGCACTGGAATAATACGGAGCAGCTCCGTCCCAGATACACATATCTTTTGTCACTGCACTAATTAAGTTTTTCACTACTGTATTAAAATGACCACATGTACTGCCAGTTAAAGTGAGTCTACCAGTATTAACTAAATAAATGTCGTTTGTACTAAACATATCGTAACAAATCATTAACATATTAGTTCCTCCTCGACCATTAATTCACCACCATACACTGTAGCATAAGGTGATATCCACAACATATTTGAACTTGTTTTTATATATTCTTTAAAGATATGCTTAACTTGGTACATAGTATAGTCTTTAAAAACTTCTGTACGTGCATAATAATTAACTGTCCCATCATGTAAGTTAGCTGTTACATGAGACTTATTAAAACATATATCTACACCGCATTTAAACGGCATATAATCACTGTTGATTAAAAAATAATGACTGGCATCATACTTCGCTATAAATAACATATTACCTCCTAATTTTTATATTTACCGATGTGCAGTTCTCTGATATCTTGAACTTTACCATTATAATATTTTTTGATTAAATAAATATTATCCTTTTTAGCAACTGTGAACGCAGGGAATTCACTGAAATAAATATCCGTACCATGTATATGAGCGACATTCTTAGATTTTATACAATAACAATTAGGCATCACACTAGACGGTATAATATTACCAGCGTCAAAATAAACTTCATTTACTTGATATACTCTCTCTGCAATTACTTCAGATACCCAATAATCAAACATAATATCACCACCTTTATTCGTATTTTCCAACCATATAAGTACGCACATTACATAGTTGGCTATCAAAATATTGCTTTATCTGAAATATCGACTCAGTGTCCATGACGAATGAGCTTGTTCTAATCTTTGGTACTAATTTTCCTAATTCGCATGTAATCATACACAAGCTACTACCACTTGCATATAAATCTGTATTTTCTAATACACCATAGTTTTTAACATCGGTGTATACATTCATATTTTTACAACCATATCCACCAAGTATAATATAATCGTTCAAATTATTCACCCCCTTTCAAAAACTTAGCTAAGAACTCTTCATTTATAACTTTAGGAGTGTACGTTCTACCATTATCCATAATTTCTTTGTATTTGATTGCAGCCTCAATCGCATTAATTAAATCATAACTATCTTTGTAGATATTGTATACTGGCAAGAATAACTCTTGCATATCTTTATTTCTACGTCGCTCTTTAGATACTTGTAATAAGATTTGAGAGAACATATCGCCCTGCTCTTGGTCTCCGTTATAATTATTTTCAACTAGGTGACGAATATCAGATAATGCTTTATCCATTTCGCCAACACCTTGATACCAATCCATACGAGCTGAGTAGATATAATCCATAACATTTTTAAATTCGACAATAACATTAAACATTTCTTCTTTAGTGTAAACTTTTTGCATTATGTGCTCTCCTTCAATTAAAATAAGATTTCTTGTAACTTTTCCCATAGGTCTTCTAACTCATCTACTGTTACACCAATATCGTAACCGTTACCAATTACGTCTATAAGAACATCAACACTACCTTGACAATAGATAGCGTCTTCTTTTGTATCTTGGTCTAAATCACCATGCTTTTCGTAATCTCTAATGATAAGTTTTGCTTGATTACATACCATTTCTGCTTTTGTTACTAAGTGCATATTATTACCCCCATTAATAAAAACTTTGTTAGGTTTATTAATAATTTCTTTTTTCATTTTCTTAACGTCGTCCCAACCATAACAGAAGTAATGGTCATCGATAATTGTGTATTTCTTTTTATTATCTACGAGCCATTTAAAGTAATCCCTTGGTAAACGTCGTATCTTTTCAAAGCTCATACAATATTGCTCTGCTACAGCATCAGCCACATATTCTCCGTAGATATAATATAGAACCTTATTTGTTCCTCTCTTTCTAACTGCTAATTGCTTTTTAATATCTTCAAGGCAATCATCATAATTACTATCAAATTCTTCACTTGCATATCTATCGAATAACATACTCATTATAACATTCCTCCGTCTACTATATAATCAATAACTGCTTTCTTAAAACTGTTTGTATTTAGTCTATACTCATCAATACTGCCTTGTCCATATAAGTAGAAGATAAACACGTCTTTATCTTGCCCTAACCTATGAACACGGTCTTGTGCTTGTGCTAGTAATGCAGGTGACCACGGATATTCTATAAATACTGCACATCTACTAGCAGTCAATGTCAGTCCTACTGCACTAGCTTGCAAGCTACAAATAATAATTTGAGTATCATGTAATTGGAAATTGTCTATATTAAGTTGCCTGTGTACTGGTGATTGACCACCTACAATAACACTAGCATCTGGGAATTTCATGTTTAAAGCCTTCCCAATGTCTTTATGATGTACGAACACTACCACCTTTTCATCACGTTCCAATAACTGTTCTATAAAATCTACAGAAGCATCTAATTTCTTATATAGTACCGCTCTATCATATCTTTCAATATCGTTAAAACTTCTAGGAGCTGGTTGGTTTAATTCTATAATTGGAATTGGCACGATTGTTTTAGTTGGTAACTTATTCTCTAAATCGTCCTTAGTTCGTCTAAGCCAAATTCCATTCATCGTTTGATGAAGCTCCTGTAAGTCTGAGCAACCGCTATAATCAATACCGTATTGACTATGACGTGGATTACAATACTTCTCTAAGAATTTCTCTCTACCACCTACTTTGTGAATATTATTAAGAATTTCCATTTGTGTAATTAGTTCACGTGGTCTGTTTAACATTGGTGTACCACTAATTAAAATCTTGTATGGTATTTTTCTTGACCATGCAAGTGCTAACTGAGTACGTTTACTGCTTTCCTCTTTAAACGAATGGCTTTCGTCTAATACCAGTTGCTTTATTGGTAAAGCCTGTATTTCAAATTTATACTTGTTCATACGTTCATAGTTTGTAATAATAATATCTTGCTCTAAATTATCAATCTCTAAATCTATACCAACCCACCTCGCAATCTCATTTCTCCAATTAAGTTTTAAAGCACTAGGACAAATTACTAGAATGGGGAATTGACTACGTTGTATCATAGCTTCAATTACTGTTCTGGTTTTACCCATTCCCATATCGTCGCACACAAATGCTGACGAGTTATTTAAAATAAATTCCACACCTTCTTGTTGATGTGGTAGTAAAGGTAACCTCATTTATACGCTCCTATACAATTTCTTTACTACAAATAGTTGTGGGAAATCCGTATCTTGCTTCCAAAATATGGTATCTCCATAACTGCGAAATAAATCGCACTTGCCTACATTCATACCGTCCAAACCAATACGTTGACTTAAAATTTTAAAAGATTTGTATTCATTACGCCAATGCAAATGCCAAATTATAATTTTATTGTCAAGGTCTTGTTTATCGTATAAATCACGGTCTATCATTAATATTTCTCCTTTAGTAAAAATAAATTAGGATAATCTGTGTCTGTCTTCCAGAATGTATTATTAAAATGTGGACTATACAGTCCATCTTTATAAACGTCCATTTCTGCTTCGCCAATATTTAGTGACATTACCATGAAAGATATTGGCATGCTAGTTGGGTTGTTAAACCATATCAAAATCTTACCTTGTAAATCTTGTTTGTCATATAATCCAATGCGTATCATTATTAGAACTCCCTTTTTACTATATCAAGTTCAATCGTATTCATGCATATACCGCCTTTACGATATAACAGCGTTCATAATCGTCTTTACCTTTTATAAAGCTAGTACCATAAGCACCTTGAAATAAATCACCGTTTTCAGTACTTAGAAAAGTTTCTCCTTTACGTTCATCAACAACTAGAAAACTGAAAAAGCCATTGAACCTAGACTGCCATATCACATTTTTCATAAATAAATCGTGACTATCAAATAATTCTATCCCACTCATATAAACCTCCAAAAGAGAAGGGGGTTATTTACCCCCTGTATAGTCCTTATCTCCTGCATAAATAGTTTGAGCATCGTTGATTTTCTTACCAACTATAGCGGTTGGATAATCAACCCAGAATACAATACTGTAATCTTTAATCATGTAATCATAAATTGATACGTAGTATTGATAAGCCAAGTCATACATATCGTCAATCAACTGCTCCATACAATCATCACTCATCTTACCTACAAATACTTCTACTGGGTAATATTTTTTAGCTTCCCCATCATCTGTGATTGTGTCCACAACCCCTTTAACACATTCTGGGTATTCTCTTTGTAGTAATTCTTCGTAGGTTTTAACAGCTTGCTGAGTGTTGTAGTACCCAGTATAATCTTCGGCATATTCATCGCTATACCAAACATCATCATAACCATAAGTGCTATAATCAGTATACTTACCTGTATAGTAACTTTTATAGCTTTTATAGCTAGTATTGGAATACCAAGCACCACTTTCCTTACTTTCAGTAAACTCGCCTAACATAGCTACAGAGCCATTGTTACCAACAAACACAAGTTTATTACCACGTGTATGTTCAGCGAGTAACTCCTGTACTTGCTTATTCCAGATTGCTTTACCTAATGGGAAAGCCATTTCCTTGATAAACTGCATAGTATCACTATGCTTGGATTTCATACCTAGTTTAGGTGTGTATTCTGAGAGAATACCGTTGTGCACCATACCAACATCAGTGAATGTGTTGGCTTTACCCATTGTTTTGTAATCATCACTTACTGCAAATGGGTGACAAGTTGAAGGTGCAATAGCACCGCTTGTAGCAATCCTGAAATGGAACACACGATGTACATCTTCTGGAATTTCATTAGCGGCTTGCCAGAAGTCTTCGAAAGTAAAGAACCCTTTTCTAATACGGGTTTTCCCATTTTCTTTATCCCAGTACATTAGACCTGCACCGTCGTTATTATAATCAAAACAATTACGAAGTTCTTCTTCGTGTAACTTTAAACCTGCTTCATATACTGCAATAACGCACATAATATTTCTCCTTTATAATTAATAACTAAAATTTATTTAAATTGGAAAGCAAGGCTTATTTACCTTGCTGTCCTAATCTGTGTAATAATTCGTCGTAGCCACGTTCTTCGCCTAGTTTACGAACATTCGCCCAGGTGAAGTCTTCCCATTGACCGTTAGCTAAATCAGTCAATACATCGGTCATTTGGATAAAACTGCGTAAAGTTCGTGCGTCGTAAGTGGTGTTCCACAAACGAATTTCAATAGTAGCGGCATTTTGAACATTCACAGCAGAGTATCTTTCACCACGAGCCTCATTATAGCAACCTTCAAATGTAGAACAATCATAAACATCAGTTGCTTGAGCCCATTGTTCTGCTTGACTAGAAGGGCGGTTAGCGAAAAGTACTAAGTCGTCATAGTTTTCAGCGAAGAAACGAATTAACTTACCAATATGGGAACGAGATTTGAAATGGTTACGAGATACGTGAATATGAATACCAGCTCCATAAGTTTCGTCATACCCATTCTCTTCTAATTGCTCTGTAATCTTGTCCCAGTCAATGCTTTTTAGCATAAATTCTGGTGTACATGGATGAGTTACTGCCTCAAATCCATGGTCTAAAGAGCCATCAGACTTACAATACCAGTGGGATTGACCACCAAAGATTTTTTTAGCTTTATGGTCATTATAGCCACCACCCTCTACTTCGTACTCTAAGCCCAAGTACTTTTCGCTATCGCCACCAAAGAACTGAGCATCTGGTTTGTAAGAATAGCAGTGGATAAAGTCACAGTTACCATTTACGTAGTAACCTTCGTCATCTGTGTATTCTTCTGCACAGTAATTACATAACCAGTAGCCATTTTCAGCGTGGTACATATCGTCCGTTACGAACAATTCGCCACACTCTTGACAGCGTGTAAATTGTTCATTGATAGAGTCATAAGAGACAAAGCTATCTACGGACTCTACATACTCGCCGTCGCTCTCGTCTAAATACATATCGTCGTAATCGCTCCAACGATAATTATCTAAACAATCTTCACATACGTCCTTATCGTAGTTCTCTAAATAATTGCGTTCTTCCACACTATGGATTACATCGCAATCATCGCAGATAAAATATTCGTCTGTCAAGCCGTTTTTAATATCTCTACGAGTGATAATTTCACCATCATCAGTTTCGATATAGTGGTCACTCTCTTTAACAACTACATCTTCAGATAAGCTAGAGAAAACTACTTCGTCACGATTTAACAATACTTTTTCGTTGGCATAATCGCACATTACACCATCTTCAACTACACGACCAGTTACTAAAGATAATGGTCTGGATAATTCGGACCATAAATTTTTCGTTCCTGCTTCATATCTATTAGGGGAGTTTGGAATAGTAATGATGCGACCATATTTGCCAACGTAAACAAGTGCACCATTGACATTGTAATACTTTTCCGTCTCAACAAAGCCATTTGCTTTGGTTTTGTAGACTACGGTATTAAACCCAGTATCTACAGTCGTTTCTTCGTGGCTTAAACGCTCATACCAGTTACTAAAATAGAGCACCCCTTGAGGGATTGTTACCTCGTTTTTCACATAAGGTTCTGGCAATTCCTCTACTGGGATATGCTTGATGTCTGCACTATTATTTACGTTTCTAAGGAAGTAAAAATCTTTCATAGAAGCCATGTTAGTAGCAAGGGCTTCAAGTTCCATTAATTTTCCGTCGATTACATACAATTTTTCCATGATATATTCTCCTTTATTATAAAATTAAAAACATGGAATTGAAATATATTATCTGATACCGTTACGGTTATCAATATACAACGTGAACACTCTATCGTGGTAAACTAAGTCTCTCACATGGAAGTCCCGCCAAGTATATTTGTGACCGTTATCCATGAAGTCCCATATCGTACAATAAATCACTTGGTCTTTATTATACTCAGAGAACTCTTTTACCACAGCCTTAGAGGTTTGCTGTTTACTATCCTCTTTCTGTTCATAATTACAGGAGAAAGAGATAGAACCAAATGTACCGCTAAACCCAGTTACTGGGAATACTTTCCCAGTACTCAACTCAATAATTTGCCATACTGAGTTCATAGGATTTGCATTACATAATTTAATAATATCACTGATATCGTATTTCATATAAAACTCCTATATCTCACTACGACCTTTTAAGGCTTCCTCAGCCTCTACTTGTGCAATCATACCCAAATACCAGTCTTTACACCGATATTTATTCTCAATATCTCTCCAACGCTCTTTATATGCTTTGGAGGAGTAATCTCCATTAATTATTTTAGTAAATTCCTCTGGCAAAAAATCGGTAGAGGAGCCAGAATATGCTTCTAAATTTAATACAGCCCATGTAAATAACCCAATTCGTTCCACCAACTCTGGCATTAAGTCGTTTGGCAGTAACGCCTTATATAGCTCTGCTATATATTTGTCTTGGTGGAAATAACCAAAACCAGAACTTACTAAAATTTCTGCTACTTGTTGTCGTTTGTGTTTCATAACTAAGCTCCTTTAAATAAATTATTTCATGTGTTTTTCAATATCTTCGCAAGACCAAACAGTTGGGATATTGCTTGGCATTTCTAAAAATAACTCAGCAGATAACCACATATCACGCACAAAATCTTCAATGCGTTCAATATCTTTTTCGTTATTGACAGAAGTTACTAAAAAGGGTTTTCCATCAATCTGGGATTTTAGCATACAATACATAATATTATTCCCCTTTCATAGCACGCTTGATAGTATAATAGGCAAGCATGCCCATAAGAACATAACCAATAATAAGAATTGACCAAGCCACAATGTGACCGATAGTTTGCACAACATGAAATTCCATGATGTACTCCTTTCAATAAATACTGATGTACCTATCACTCAGTACTAGGTGAGTAGGTACTCCGTGAGGTTCGTTCCTCAACGGCTGAGACCATTGTGCCACACAAACACGATTTTGTCAAATTCCGCTTGTTTGCTGGCTTCGTGGAGCCTCATGCATGGAACACACCAATCCATTCTCACCAATTCTCATTATCCGTTAGGTCGTGTGTACACGATTATAAAAATCTAAAAACTGGGAATAAGAAAAATAAAATTACTATCAACTAATACATAGTAGTAATAGAAAAAACTCTTATACAAAGTATAAGATACCCTATAAGGGTAAAGATACTAAAATAAGCCTTATAACTCAAATAATTAAATTACAACGTATAACTAAATACAAAGAATAGCCCTAAAATTTAAAATTTGGTACCTATAAGCCTTTTTTACGTTTTTCAAGGGTTATCATACCTAAGACAATATAAAAAGCCCGTATAACTCAAATAAATGAATTTTACAGGCTAAAAACGGGGAATATAAAAATAAATTCCTGTTTCTTAATATATAGAGTAGTAATAGATAACAATATAAGAGATAAGAATAAAAGATATAAGGTAACTAAAATAAAGCTATTCTCAATTTTAAAAATAATAGATGATAATGTTTATCATTATGTTTACTAATAAATAATATGATGTATGTATTTGTATGTATTCTCAGTGAGTTTCATTCTCAATCTGTCACCAAAAAAAGAGTGGTTATGTAAATGATAATGATAATCAATACGTATGAATAGTAGAACATATGTTCTCTAAAAATGTAAAAAAAAAGAAAAGGGCTTGATAGCCCTAATCTTATAAAACACGTTCCCAGTAAAATCCACAAAGTTGATAACCATTCTCATTGAAATTAGCAGTACTTTGTCGTTCAAAACAAGCGTGCATTTGGTCTGTGAAATTATCGTTTAAATCACAGCCCATAGAATACGCAAGTCTAATAGCCTCTTTATGGTTCATGCCTAATTCTACAAGTCCGCTAATACAATGTACAACTTGATTTTTTCTAGCGTTGTATAACTCTCTTTTTAAAGCGTAGTTGATAAAGAATTTCATTCTCATTAACCTCCATTAATAAAATTGAGAATTTACGAAGGTATACTATTTACATAACACATTGTCAAAAAACACGGGTTTTTACTCCAAAAGGTACCCTATTTACATAACATTGTGTTTTCTGTAAACAGTATACTGGTAGTACCCTTAATATTACCACCTAACCACTTGATAAAGCCTATTTACTCATCTTTTTGAGAAGTAGAGATAACACCTCTTGTTCCTCATCGGATAATTTACTAGTATCTAAGCTATCCTTAGAGAGTAAACTCTCTTTAACTACTGGCTCATAGCCAAACGTAGTCTTGAATAAGTAAATCTCATTCCCTGCCTTGTCAACAAGAGATAATTTCTTGTACTCTTTACCCTCTACATCCTGTACGTTTTTAGCTCGTAGTCCGTTGTGGGCTTTATTCCATTCTACAGGTAAAGTAATTTTTAAAATCATGCTTTTTTCATCTAATTCAAACGTATTCACATTTGAAATAGTGTGTTTTGTAGTGGATTTTTTTGCAGTAGTTTTAGCAGTTTTTTCTGTGTTAATTGTTTTCTTAATAGTAGCCATGATTTCACCATATCAAGCCTGTTAAGGCTTGCCTTTTATAATAAAAATTGAATTTGTTTTAAAAGGCTAGGTGGTACTATTAAGAATACTACCTACGTTATTTAGTTTTCAAAGAACTTGACTAGCTAACCACCTGAGCGGTGGTTACTTGCCTTGACCATACTAAACCACACTACCTAAAATTGTAGAAATCCGCTTATTTACTGGGTTTGTGGGCTGTTAAGCATGGAATAATAAAACTATATTCCCTCTATTGCTTTATCTCTTATATAGTTATAGGTATTTAATAGGGTATTCCTACGTATTGAGAATGATAATCACTCTCACAGGGTGAGGGTGGGGCTTCGCATTAGGGGGAGTGGCAGGTCGGCAGGCAGTTTTAGAGACCCTTTTCCCAGATTTATAACTTCCTCTACAAATTCTTTTACCCTTTTCCCAGATTTATAACTAGGGTGGGGGTTCTTTTTAAGGGTACCCCTTATTTTTTATAGCTATTTACAAAAAAATTTTTAAAAATTTAGTAGTTATACGGTTTTTGCTGTTGATGGGATTAATCAAGAATACAAATACGGAGATTATAGGTTAATTTAAGAAGGAAGGAGTGGTTAATATCTATAAGGAAGCAGATGCTAAGATAGCAGAGGCGTTTAGACGTGGTAAAGAGAATATTGTTACGTTTAATAGGTTGTTTTTACCGATAGAAGATGAGGTAGAGCCAGCTTGGTTCCATTATTTATGGAGTGATATTCTTTTAAATGGTGATAAACACTTTGCCGTTGAAGGTTTCCGTGAAAGTGCGAAATCGACATTTGTATTACGTGCATTCCCACTATATAGATTAACTTACCCAACTAAGAAAGCTAACTATATTGTATTTATCATGGCGAACCAGACTAAAGCTAGTAAGCAATTAAAAGAAATTGCTGATACTTACGTATCAAATGAGTTCCTCAGTCTTAACTTAGTTAAGGTTAAACAACAATCAGATAAGGCTTTTGAGTGTGTAGTTACAGATGAGAATGGAGAAGAGATACGCGTACGTATGGAAGCGTATGGTAAAGGTTCTTCTATTCGTGGTTTGTTATGGGGGGATAAGCGTCCTGATATTATTATCATCGATGACCCTCAAGACGTGGAAGATAGCTTGTCTGATACTATTCAAACTAATGATTATGATTGGTTTTTATCAGATGCTTACTTCTTAGGTAAGAGAACTCGTATCTTTATGATTGGTAATAACCTCGGTGAGAAATGTCTTATTGAGCAGGTTATTAATAATAAGGATTTGTTAAAGTTTAATGCTTTACGTATTCCAGTAATGAATGAAAATGGAGAGTCTAACTGGGCAGAAAGATTTCCTGTAGAGGAAATTCTCGAAGAGAAAGAGGCTTGGAGGGCTTTAGGTAAACTTGATATCTGGGAAAGAGAAAAGATGTGTATTGCTATTTCCCCAGAACGGCAAACCTTTAAGAAAGAATACTTCATGTATTATGCTCCTACAGAGCTTAAACTGGAAGACTGCTCTATTTATACTACCGTTGACCTTGCTATCTCTCAAAAAGAAAGTGCCGACTATACGGTAGTTTGTACAGTAGCTGTAAATTCTGATAATAAATGGTTTATCCTCGATATTGATTTTGATAGGTATGACCCTTCTCAAACTATTGATGCCATCTTTAGGGCAGTACAAAAGTATAAGCCTTTATACGTTGGTGTAGAAAAGGTAGCCTACCAGGCTTCTGTTAAACATTACCTAGAAAAAGAAATGCCTAAGCGTAATATTTGGTTTACTGTTAAAGACCTAGAGGCTTCTAGTAGAAAGGAATTGCGTATCGCTACCTTGCAGCCACGCTTTAAGAGTGGTAGTGTGTGGTTCCCTATGGGGGCTAAGTTCCTTACAGAGCTTGAGAGTGAGTTACAATCATTCCCTAAAGGTTTACATGACGACTTGATAGATGCTCTGGCTTATATTTCGCAAATTGCCTTACCACCAGTAGGCAACTTTAGTTCAGTAAGTACTGCTGACATTCCATTAGGAGGTGCGATGTAATGAAATTATTACATGATAACGTATTGGTAATCCCAGAGGTTAAAGAAGAAACAACTGAAAGCGGTATTATTTTGGGCTCTGCCCCAAAAGCTCAAGCTATTGGTAAAGTATTTGCTAGTGGTGATGGAAAGTTTGAATCTGGTAAATGGATTCATAACGAAGTCCAAGAAGGTGATATCGTCCAATTTGGTCCATACACTGAACCTATTGTTATCGAGGGGCAAAAATACCTTTTAATGAAACACTCTAATATTATCTGTATTTTATAAGGAGGCTAAATGGACAACGAGTCTGTATTACAGGACTTGAATCAGACGGTAGTTAGGTATGTTCAAAACGACATTAAACGTGCCGAAGCCTACAGTGCTAGTAAAATCGAGCCAGTCGTAAAAGAGCGGTACGAGATTTACTATGCTGATAAAGAATATTACCGTAATAAGTTCCCTATCCTGTCTAAAACTTCTGACCTAGTGTCTACAGATGTTGCTGATACTATTGAATGGGCGTTGCCATCTTTAATGAAGGTATTCACTGGTTCAGACGAAGTAATCACTATCGCTGGTGTTACTGAAGAAGATGATAATAAAGCTGAAACAATGCAAGAGCTTCTTGTATATCAGTTACAGCGACAAAATAAGTTTTTCCCTATTCTATATAATTGGATTAAAGACTCTTTAATTACTGGTCTTGGTATTATAAAATGTTACTGGGAACGTACAGAGGGATATACTACAGAGCAGGCTAAGCTAAATAATGAAGCTCTCCAAGCTCTTATCCAAACTGGTGTTGAGGTAACGGATATCCAAGGTCCTGATATTTACGGCGACTTTGATGTTACGTATCAATCACCGTATTATGTAAAGAATGCACCTAAGATTGAGAATATCTTAATTAGTGAGTTTATCTACTCTCCAGATGCTAAGAGTTTAGATGAAGCTAATTTCGTAGCACATAAACGCACAGTAACAATGAGTTACTTGCGTGAGCGTGAAGCTCAAGGTGTATACGCTAATATTGATGATATCAAGGTAGATAAGTTTAAAGGTTCTTCATATGACCCAATCGATGAGGTAGTTGGTGACAACTATGTAGATATTACTCAAGAAGAGCAAAAAGCTCGTCAAGAAGTCGTTATCTACGAGTGCTATACTAAGATTGATATCAATGGTGATGGTATTTTAGAGGATATGATTATCACTATTTGCGGTGATACTATCATTCGTATGGAACAAAACTACATGGGTAGACACCCATTCTTTGCTATTTCACCTACAAAAGACCCACATCGTATTTGGGTTAAGCGTTCTTACGCTGAACTAATCGGTGAATTACAGGACCTTAAAGTGGCTTTAACTCGTCAAATCATGCAGAACGTGGCATTAACTAATGACCCTAAGATGTTACTTGACGAAACAGCGATTAACATCGACGACTTTGTACAAGGTCGTAAAGTAGTGCGTATGAAAGCTGGTCACTCTTTACATGAAGTGGCTATGCCAATGCCAGTTACTCCTTTATCCCCTCAAACATTCACATTCCTAGAGTGGGTTGAAGGACAAAAAGAAAACCGTACTGGTATTACTCGTTACAACCAAGGGCTTGATGCTAATAGCTTAAATAAAACAGCTACTGGTATCAGTGCTATCTTAGGACAAAGCTCTCAACGTCTTGAATTAGTGGCACGTATGTTTGCAGAAACTGGTCTTTATGAATTATTCCGATTCATGGTTAGTCTAAATCAAAAATTCATCGACCAAGCTACAGTTATTCGTTTAACTAATAAAGAAATGAGAATTACGCCAGAAGATTTAGATGGTAGCTTTGACTTAATTGTTAATGCTGGTATCAGTATAGCTACGAAAGAGTCTACTATCATGGCTACTCAAACATTGTTGACTGCTATTATGCAGGCTAACGCTGGTGGCTATATGGTTTCTACTCCAGAGAATATCTACAACTTATTCAAAAAATGGATTGAAAGCATTGGTTTTAAAAACTATGGTGATTATATCACTGACCCAGCTATTACTCAACAACGTATGATGATGGAAATGCAGTTGAAACAACAGGTATTATCTCAATTACCACCTGACGCATTACAGTATTATGCCCAATTCGGTATCTTACCGCCACAATATTTAAATATGTTACCACCTGAATTACAGGTATTATTCCAAGGAGCAGGAAATGAACCAGGAACAAACGAACAACAAAATGTTGGAGGTCAGTATGGGGGAGCAGGCTTCGGCGGTGCTAACCTATCTGGAGGATTGGTTGGAGGCTTATCACGAGTGGATAATCAACAACCTCAAAACGTGCAGCGAGGACCGTCTCAGGGACCTTCGGAACCTTCTAGTGGTATCGGAGGATTTTAAAGGATTTCTTGAACAACACGTGGTTAGTGGTAAACTAGCTGGTGCTGAACTTCGAGAAGCTCTCGAAAGAGAGGAGTTTAATAAGCAGCGTGGGTATTACCCAGAATAGGAGATTTGATGGACATTAAGTTTACAAATTGGAGCGGTTCTGCTCCATCACCTATTGCTATGGAACTTGCGAAAAAGGCAGGGGTTCAAGAAGCCCCTGTCAATTACCAAGATTACATGGCAAGCCGTGAGCCAATGAATCAAGCAAAGGCTCGCATGGAGGCTAATACAGAGTATAAAATGCCAGAGCAAGGTAAATTTGCTCCAAGTCAAGAATATACATCTGTGAGTATGTCCCCAAAATTTGAAACAAAAGAGCAGGCACAGGCTCGTGCTGACGAAGCAGATACTCGTGCGTATCAACAATCTCACCCAGGATTGAGCTCAGACTTTGCTTCTAAGATTGCAGAAATCTTGCGACAAGGTAAATCTATGGAGCAGTCTTATCGTGATAGTGCTGAAGGCAAATTTACGCCTAAGACAATGGGTCAAATTGCTGAAGAACGTATGGCTTCTATCCCAAAAGAACAAACATGGCGTCGCCAGAACCCATTTGCTGAAGGCATGGGTTATGAATGGGCTAAAGACGATGCTCTCAAAGGCTTAGGTTGGGGTGATGATGATATTGCCTCTATGAAAGCTCGTACAGAGTTCGAACCACAAGAGATATTAAAATTGGTGGACCAAGGAGCAATTCGAGCACCTTATGCGGAGTATTTGAAAGAACAGGAGCGTTTGCGTCAAGAAGCCTTAGCTAAAGCGGCTCAAGAGGCATATGAGCGTCAATCCTCATATAGCTATAGTGAGCCAACTTACTATGAAGAACCAGCTTCTAGTACACCTGCCCCTGCTCCACAACCTACATACGGTGTAGGTTTTGACCAACTAGATAGTGACAGTATGGCTGATTTCAAAAAAGGAAAACAAGCTGGCTGGAACTGGAACGCTGGTCGAAATAATTTTTATTAATTGACATTCACCAACCCTACGGGGAGTGAGGAGGAAAACACATGGACGAATTGAAGTTCAAATTTGACTTGCAAACATTTGCAGACGGTGTTGCAGATGGTGCAACAGATACTGGTATGGAGCAACCCGATGTGGACTCCGTAGTTGACGACGATGTTCCAGATTTTGGAATTGATGAAGACGGCAACCCAGTATTTTTCAATGAAGGAGCGTTTGGCTCTGATGATGAAGTAGAAGGTGACGAGGACCCTAGTGGTGAAGCTGACCAACCAGGACAACCAGAAGAACCAGAAACATTTATTGTCAAAGTAAACGGTCAGGAACAAGAAGTTACACTCGATGAGTTGTTACATGGATACATGAGGAACCAAGATTACACTCGTAAAACTCAAGCTCTTGCGGAAGAACGACGTAGTTTACAGTATAACCAAGCACCTCAAGTACAACCGCAACAAGTAGCACCTCAAAATCAACAAGCTGTTCCAGAACAACCACAAATTACTCAACGAGATTATTACACTCAATTAGATGCTTATGCACGCAAAGAAGTGCAAAATGCACTAGGTGAAGACTTTGATGAGTATAATCCTTTACATCAAGCAGCTTATGCTGATAGTATTGCTAACGTAAAGGCAGAAATCTTCTCTGCTCGCCAAGCGGAAGCAGAAAGAGCTCGTGTGGTTGATAATTTCAATCAGACTATGGGTAAGTATTTCCAAGACCCTCACTTCCAAGAAATTAATCAGTTGGCGTTGGAAAAACTAAATAACTTACCATATGCACAAGCAGTGCAAATCAAACAAGCTATGGATAATTACGATACTGCTACAGTTGATGCTTATATGAGTGCAGTTCGTAATGAATACTACGGTGCAAATAACATGCCTTCTATTCAACGTAAAAATGCAGCGGTACCTCAGCGACCTGTTGTTAAACCACCTTTCGTAGAGAGTGCTGGTGCTTCAACACAACCGCCAGGTAACCCCACAACTCAAATCGATTATTCCAAATTAAGTCGATTATCAAACGATGAACAGGCACAACTTATTGCACAATTAGGTTATTTTTCTAAATAGGAGGACTATTTAATTGGCTAAGGAAATGGCTGTAAAGTCTTATAACGTGGTCGGCAAAGTAGAAGACATGAATGACTTCATTACTAATATTGACCCTGACCAAACTCTTTTAACATCTAGATTCGGTAAACTTACCGTAACAAGTACAGAGCACGCATGGTTATGCGATAGCTTGCGTCCTGCGATGGATAACGCTACACTTGAAGTACATGACTTCAATACTCGTCAAGCTACTCCACGTAGACGTGAATCTAACTTCACTCAACAATTCGAACACGGTTACACAGTATCTGATATCACTCAAGCTATCAAGAAATACGGTGTGCGTGATGAAAAATCTTACCAAATGCTTAAAGCGTCTAAAGAAATTGGTCGTGACTTGGAATACGCTATTGTTTCTAACAAAGTGAAAACTCCATTCGACGAAGTAACACCTGGTCGCTTTGGTGGTATTCCTTACTTCTTGGATAACTTCTCTGAAGTAACAGTAGCAACTACTGGCGTAGTTACTTTGAACTCTCACCGTTTTGTTACTGGTGATAAAGTAATTGTACGTGGTAAAGCTGGTAATGCTCTTGATTCTAAATTCAAAGCTAATACTCAATACTTTGTAAAACCTATCGACGCTAATACTTTCACTTTACACTTGACAGCAGAAGATTCTGCGGCAACACCTGGTAATCCAGTTAAACCATCTGCGGCTGTAACAGCTGACAAAATGGAATTGACTTACTGTAATGCTATTGACGCTGGTCAATTAGCTACTGCTGGTGAATTCAACATGGAAGCATTGAATGATGCTATGCAGGCTGTATGGGGTCGTGGCGGTAACATTGATATCGCTGTTATGTCTGGTAAAAACAAACGTAAAGCGTCTACATTCACAGCGAACTCTCAACGTAACGTAGCTATGGAAGCTAAGAAATTAACTCAAGTAGTTGACGTTATCGAAACTGACTTCGGCGTTGTTGAGTTAGTTGCTCATCGTATGTACGAAAACGATGTTGTTGATTTGCTTGAATTGCAATACTGGAAACTTGGTTACCTTATTCCATTCCACAACGAAGATTTGGAACGTAAAGGTACTTACAAAGAATCCGTAATCACAGGTACAGCTACTCTCGAATGTACTGCACCGATTGCCAACGCTCGTTTGTACGGCATCACAAAATAAACCATTTGGGGGTAGTTAATTCTACCCCCTTATTTTTGTTTGTATAGAAAGGTGTTTTATGTTAATTAGTTCAAAAGTTACAGTAGATAAAGACACTTGGTCTATTGAGCACACCTTTGATGAGACTGAAGTACTAGAACAGGCACGAGAAGAACGTAATAGTGGTCTTGAAGGTGATATGGGTAATGGACAAGGTAAAGTCATTGCACGTATTCCTCGTCACCGCTTCTTTAGTGACTTCGAATTAATCATGGCACAAAAGTGTCAAGGGATTGATAAACAGGAATATGAAATGTGGATTCGTAAATGGATTATGAAAAATCCAGAATTCCGTACTACTACTGGTAATACTAAGAGGTACGTATGATTGAAGTAAGGGACGTCGTAACGTCAGTCCTCTACGGACTAGGAGAAAATGCTAATAGAAAGCATAGTGACCCAGAAATTATTGATGCCCTAAATATAGTTTTACGGTATGTGAACCTAGCATTGATTAATGCAAAATCATATTGGATTGCAAAAGAAGCTAAGATTAAGCCTAAGAACGGCAGGGCAAAACTTCCAGATGATTTTGGTGGCTTTAAAGAGTTTGAAGAGTATGACGGTAAATATAAATTTACTAAAGATTCTGTCAAAATCGATAAAGAAACTAACATGACATACCTATATATCTTAGAGCCAATCGAGACCATAGAAGATGAAATTGATTTACCTTATGTTTTATTTGACATGTTTTCTCGATACTCATTAGGTTTACTTAATGGTAACTTTGGTTCTGATACTGTAGCAGGCTTAATTTCTGCGGAAGTACAAAAATTAGTGGCAGGTGAGTCTAGCGGACCTATTGATAGACCAATGCCATTCTTCGTATAGGAGGTAAAATGACAGCTAATGATTTATTGATTCTAGTTCGTCAGCGTTTAGGCGATATGCAAAAGCTATCACTATCTGACGAAGAATTGATTATGAGTTTGAACGTGGCTATCGACCGACTTAGTGAGGAATTATCACAAGATGGTAATCCAGAACTTGTAAAAGAAGTTGTGATTACTAATAACGCAAAAGCTACACGCCCTGATGATTTTATTGGTTTGTGTGGACAATTCCCTATCATCTTTATCCAAGAAACAGATGGTATGAAAATCCAGCATATGGACCCTAACTATGAAGGTACAATGCCAGTGCGTTATTTTGCAAGTAGACCTCACGTTTCTAAACTCACAGATACAATCCCATTTGATAAAGTATTACAGCAACGTCAATTAGTTACATATACTGTTTACGATATCAAATCTATTACTGGGGAGGTAAAGGAAGATGACGGTTCAAGAGCTAATGGATAAGGCGGCTCTTCGAGACCGTTTAAGCGATAACCTTCAAAGTGGTTATGAAGATAAAGAACTTATTGCTTACATGAATGACGCAATAAATTCCATGTGGCATGTTTTAATTAAGAATGGTTATTATGAAGTGGTAGGTGACGCTGAATTTACTGCTGAGGAAAATATTCTTCCAGCAGATTGGTATAGAGCTACAAATCAAGCTCCTGTACTCATTCAGCCACCTAAAGCAATCGTATATGGTAAACGACCATTAAAGGTTCGTTACTACAAGCGACCACCACAACTAACAGCTGTAACTGACAGCTTACCATTCACAAATAACGCATTTAACAATTTGATTGGTCAACTTGTTATTATTTTAGCTATGTCTAACCACGGTTTTAATATGGACGTTGAGCAAGACATGGTAGAGGCTGTTGTAGGTTTATTATAGGAGGTAGTAATGTCTGAGAACGGTATTAATCAATTACCTCCTTCTATACAGGGCGATGGTCGCAAGTTTATCTCGTTACTTAAAAACTACTTAAAAGAAATCGCTGATGGTGTTAATGATGAACTTGCTAAGGTGCAGAAAATCTTTAACACATTAGCAGATAACCCAGATACTATTAAAGAGCAAATTAAAAGCATTACTGTTGAAGAGAGGTCTGTCAATGGTAGCGTATCTTTGATAGTTAATTGGGACTCTTCAGATATTAAGCAATATAGCGGTGCTAGTATCGACGTTAAAGTCGGTGATTTTCACGACAGTATTTCTCATTACGATGATAAGCAAGTCATAAGACATTATGATACTACAAAAACTAATACGTTTACGATTGATAGCGTAGAAGTTGGTAAAAAGTATTGGATTAGAGTTAGAGGTAAAGACGTTAGAAATGCGTTGTCGGAAGCTCATAAAGCTCCTGTTGCATTATATTACGTATCTGAGGAAACACATGCTCCTAGACCGCCATATGAAGCTACTATTGTATTCGACAAGCGTGGAGTATATTGGTCTTGGAAACAATACCCACAGAATGAATATCAATGGACTGAGTTGCGTTTAGATGAACATGTTGGTGAATTACACAACAGATTGGATTTGACTACCGACTGGCACTCTACTGTTAAACCATACTCACGTATTGGTAAAGGTTATCTTTATAATAAAGGTGTTGGTAATGCATATTCAGCACCTGCGACTATAGAGTATTCAAAGCCAGTGCCTGCTAAACCAACACATCTTGTGGTAAAACCTGTTATAGAAGGATTGAATATCACATTTGCTAATATCCCAGAAGACTGCACAGGAGCTATTGTTTATGTTAATAATGAAGAAAACTTTGTGGTGGACAACAGTCTTAATTACCTCTGCTCTACTGGCAGTTACACTGTTAAGGTTTGTTACACTGATATCTTTGGTAATGGCGAGATATCTGACCCAGTAACAATTAGTACTGTTGAAGAAATCCCAGTTGAAATGCTTAACAAAGAAAAGTTAGGTATTAACGCTATTAATCAAGGTATTACAGATATTAATAATGCCAGAAAAGAACTTGATAAGAAGATTGGTGGATTACAAACATCACTGACTTCTATGAACGGTATTATTGATGCCAAGGTTAAAGATGCTAAAGATACTGCTGAAAGTAGATTGACTGCTACGGCTAACGCTATTAATGCAACTGTATCAAACAACTTTAATAATTTACAAACTAGTATTACACAAGTGTCTAATAGTATTGAAGTGATAGTTAAAGCAGGCGTCGATAAACTTACTGGTCAAGAAATTGTATCTCGTATTAATTTAGCCCCAGATACAGTTAGTATTTCTGGTAAATATATTCACATCACTGGTCAAACAGTATTTGATAATGGTGTAATCGTTGCCAAGCATATTGGTGATAAAGCTATTGTTGGCACTAAGATTGCAGATGATACTATTACTACTGGTAAGCTAGTAGCCAATGCCATCACTGGCGATAAGATTGCTGGTAATGCAGTAACTGCTGATAAAATTAAAGCGGGTTCTGTCACAGCAACACAGATTGCAACCGATGCGGTAACTTCCGAGAAGATTAAAACTGGTTCTGTAACAAGTGATAAAGTTGTAGCAGGAGCTATTACTGGTGACAAAATTGCAGGTAATAGTATTAGTGGTGATAAAATCCAAGCAGGTGCTATTGATACTAATAAACTTCAAGCAGGTGCCATTACTGGTGATAAATTAAGTGTTCAAACACTATCTTCTATTACGGCTCGTATTGGTGAATTAAAAACAGCTAATACTGGTGCTAGAACAGTTATCAAAGATAACTTAATTGAAGTATATGATAGCAACAATCAGTTAAGAGTGAGGGTAGGTGTATGGGAAGATTGATTAAATGGTTTAAAAAAGTTTTTCATAAAATTTTTCAAAGGGGTGAGAGCGTGCCAGCTGGATTACAAACATTTGATAAAAATGGGAATGTGATGGTAGATATTACAGATAGACTAACTAAAATAGTCGGTATTAAACGATTTGATGTTATCGAACCAAGTGGTAGTATCGCAATTCCAACAACTAATAACGAATATATATGGTATTTTCTTAATAGTTATGCTAATGGTAAACCAACACCAGAAATTGGTTTCTCTCACGCATACGACTTGAACTTATCTGGTAATATTCTTTCTTGGACATTAAAGTCAGAAAAAGTGATTGGGAAAAGATGCCAAGTCGCTGTAATATATGGGGTGATGTAATGCGACATTTTGAAGCAATTAATCAACAAGATGTGACAGCTATCAATGATACAGACTGCTGCCTATATTTAAAATATAAGGTTCCTCTAAATGTTTTTCCACTACAGCAAGGTACTACTGGAGTGATTACAGGTCAATACCTTGACTCGGTATTTGCTTATCAACAAGTGTCTGCTATTAATAACCCACAAAAAAGAGAATATATATGTTTTCTTTATATACCTGTTAAAGATAGAGATACTGACGAAGTTTACGCTTATGTTTTAGAGTCTAGTGCAACAATGCGTAATGTACGTATTGTTGAAACACGCCATGAAGATTCACAAGGTAGAATAACAAGCTATATGCATTTTATGTTTAATACAGATAGCATAGAAGATATTAAATCAGTAGCTAGCCAATCAACACTTTACGTATATTCAAATAAAATACCATCTGACTCGAATTATGGTATGGAAATATATAATGCCAATGGCGAACGTATTTTTAATAGCAATAAGTTCATTATGCGTATAAAACAAATCGTAAATAAACATTATAATAGCGATACATTATTACCTAGGCAGTCATATGAAGTTGGTAATGTATCAACTCCAAATATCAAAAAACTTGGCGTTTCATTTACGCAACCTCAGATGGTTTTATCAAGCGGTCAAAATCGAGTACACCATGAGATAAATATGATGAATGGCATGTTGAATATTTCTGTGTACCACAATGGTCAAGTTGGGGCACAAATCAGTGGTGTTCATACAACACGTGTTATGCTATGTGAATTGGCAGGAACGGAAGATTTTCCTGTATCTAGACGTACGAATATTTAATATAGGAGGTCTAATGATTGAAATAATGCTGCCCCCTCCAAAGGATAGCATTCTTTCCTATTTGTATCATAGTGCACCAGATAATGCTGTCTATGATATTATTTTCTGTATTTTAGCCGTAACAATTCTATTATTGATAGATATTCTATTACGGTTTGTAATTGAACTTGTTGAATACAACAAAGCAGTTGGTAAAGAATGTACCGCATGGAATATGTTCAAAGCATTATTCCTTGGCTGGGGAACTGTTACTCTCTCGAATGGGAAAACAAAAAGATTTTTAGTAAGTAAAGCATTCCGTAAGTCTTTATTCTCTAAGGTGTCTTTTGAGTATCCTATTTTCTTCACTCTAGCAGCTACAGCATGGTCATTACCTGATGTTCCTGTTATGGGATTTAGAATAGATGCATTACTCTCGATGCTATTTATGTTAGCACCGATGTTATGTGAGATTGTATCTATTATCGAAAAATTAAATGAGTTAGACGCAGAAGCCTTTAAATGGTTTAAGGCATTGCGTCAATTTATCAAAGACACTAAAGAGGTGATAAAATCTTGAAACGTGTTATTGAAATGTTAATGTACGAGAATGGGGGTTTATCCCTCACTCGTACAATTTCTGTCTTGTTTGTATTGCTATTTATTGGTGTGACAATTTACTTAGTATTCTTTGATGCTAGATGGGACCATTACGAAACACTTGCTACTATGGCGGCAGGTGGTGGTCCTATGACACAAGTTGCTAATAAATTAATCAACTCTAAATACAATTCAGGCATTGGCACTTATGAAGAAAGGAAAGGAGCTGAATAATGGCAAAGTTTAAATCTACTGTACCAGTATATGACATTACCGTCAATCAAGGCGACGACTATTCTTTGCAAATGATTGTAAGTGATGGTAAGAATGCACCGATTGACATTACTGGTTATACATTTGCTTGTAAAGTAAGAGAAACAGCAGAGACCCAAGAAGTAATTGCAGAAGCAGAATGTGTAATTAGTGATGCACCTAACGGTGTATTAAATATTAATTTCTCTTCTGAAGTTACTGGCAACATTGATACTGATGGTGAATACTACGGCGAGACAAACTCTTACTATTATGATGTTCAGCAAACTAATGTAAATGGACGAAAAGAACGTATCGTTCAAGGTAAGTTTATTGTAAGCCCAGGCATTTCTTTCCACTAGGAGGTATATATGGCTGATAAAATTATTAAAATTATACAAGCCTCTACTCCTAATATTACGATTAATCATAATCGTGATGGAAAAGATGGCAAAAATGGTAAAGACTTTAAATTTGAAGATTTTACTCCTGCACAACTAGAAAAACTAAAAGGTCCTAAAGGGGACAAAGGCGAAACTGGCGAACAAGGTCCTGCTGGCAGTATTGGTCCTCAAGGTCCAGTAGGTCCAAAAGGGGCAGATGGTAATGTCGGTCCTATGGGTCCTCAAGGTCCTAGAGGTGTAGATGGTCCAAAAGGTGATGCAGGTGAGCGTGGTCCTATTGGTCCTAAAGGCGAACAAGGTAATGTAGGTCCTGTAGGTCCACAAGGTTTACAAGGCATTCAAGGTGTACGTGGTGAAGTAGGTCCTCAAGGTCCTCGTGGGATTCAAGGGGAACGTGGTCCTATTGGTCCAATCGGTCCTACTGGTTTACAAGGTCCAAGAGGTGAACGAGGAGAACCTTTTAAAATCAGCTCTATCAAACCATCTGTAGCCTCTGTACATAATAACGCTTCTACATTCTCTGAATATAGCCTAGTTATGGTTCGCTCTAATGATGCCGATAACGGTAAAGTATTCGTTAAAAATGGCAATGTAATGGAATACCTCATTACTATGTCTGGTGTCAAGGGTGATAAAGGTGATATTGGTCCACAGGGTCCAATAGGTCCAACAGGACCACAAGGTCCTAGAGGTGTAGATGGTCCACAAGGTTTGCAAGGTAATGTGGGTCCACAAGGACCACAAGGCAATATCGGACCTAAAGGTGAAACTGGAGAACGAGGACCACAAGGTTTAACAGGTCCAGCTGGTCCTAAAGGTGAAAAAGGTGACAATGGTACACAACCAGAATTAACATTTACACTAGCTGAAAATGGTGATTTGTTTGTAGATATTGCTTACTCTAACCTTGCACCTAGTAATGCAGTTGTACCTAATGCTGTCAATACTAGCTTAACTAAAATGTATGATGTTACATGGGGTGTTGCACAAGCAGGGGCACCTGGTAATGGTAGGGGATATCTTGAATTTAACCCTGCCACAGGCTTTGGTAAATTACACTTAGATATGAAAGTTACTGGAAATGGTCCTGGTAATGGTGGAGTATTATGTGCATTACCTAATAATTCCCCTGTTCCTAAGCGGTTACTTGAAGTGTCTGTTGACGCCAATAACAATAGCGTGTACGTAGAGCCTAACCAACGCAATATCAAAGGTTGGGGCGTAGCAGGTGCTAACAAACGCTATATTTTAGATATTGTTGGTTTCTGGGAAGGAGGTCAGTAATGCCAAGAGTTAAATTAGGTAATATTAAAGGTCCTAAAGGCGATGTTGGTAAAAGTGCTTATCAATCTTGGTTAGAGCTTGGTAATACGGGCACAGAGGCTGATTTCATTAAAAGCCTTAAAGGCTCTGCACCAACATTATTCAAGAGTGCAGATAACATTGTTAAGGTATTAGAAATCCCTTTGGATAGTGGTGTAAATCAATGTCAGGGCTTTACATATAGCGAAGAAGCAAATGCTTTCTATATCGCTTGTGTAAATAATGATAATACTAAACAAGTATTCTATAAATACAATTCTGACTTCTCTACTTTAATGTCTAAGCAAACATTTACAGATAAAAATAGATTAGGTCATTGTAATACATTATGTGCTTACAAAGGTAAAATCTATGTAGCTAATGGGGCTGTAAACCCTAATCAAGTAGCCGTTATGACTACTGATATGGTGATTGAAAACACTGTAAACTTCCCTAACAAGGTATTTAACCTAGCTTACGACAAAACAGCTAATAAGTTTATTTCTATCTTGTATACTGGTACTACAAAACAACGTACTGTTCAGTATTACAATGAAAGCAGAGTGTTAGAAAATACCACAACTGTTCCGATTATTTCTACCAACCAAGATACAAACGGTGCGTTATACAATGGAAAGAGTATTGTATTCTCTGTTGGTGGATATATTATTGAAAGTTTAGAAGGTAGTGTTACTAATACAGAAGTCACATCGGCACTTGAGGTTGAAGATTTTGCTATTGCTAATGGTGAAGTATATTTCACAGCTAATAACAATGGTAAAGTTGAAGTATACAAACACAGTGCCAATACTAAGTATTTCAACAATATTAACTACACACCGCCAAGTATTCCACCATTAGAAAACAATGTATCATTAACTGGTAAAGACACATCTGGTGTTGAATGGAGTTTAATTAAACTTTCCAGAGGTAATGGCGTTGAGGTTGGTCATAAAGATAAACCTTTAGCATTATCTGCTAGTCGTATTACTTGGTGGGACGGTGCGACTTCTCGCTCTGCCTTAACAACAAAAGATTTTGAAGCAGCTTCTAAAACTCTTTATACTAAAAGAGAAATAGATGATACATTCATCTCTAAAACTAAATATGAAGCTGATTTAACAGCTCTTAAAGAGGCTGTGGATAGATTAAATCAATAGGAGGTATTATGGATATTCAAAGCGTTATTGTAAGTTTCCAAGAATTAGAGAATACTAAAAATAGTATTGCATCCGCTATTACAGAAAAGGGTATAACATCAGAGAGGAAGTTTTCTAAATTCTCTGACGAAATCAAACGTATTAATTCAGGCACTAATGAGCAAAACTTAATACAATCAATTTTATATAAAACAAAACAAATAAATTGGGAAGATACTACAACTACACTCCCTGAGGGTTTTGGACAGGGTATAACATTTAATAATGTGTTATTACCGAATATAGTATCTATTCCGTCTAGGAACGTATTTCAATTATCTACTATAAATAATTTTTCTGCCCCTAATCTGGTTTCATGTGTTGATATATTAAGTGGAGCAACTGTCAAAAGTTTAAACCTACCTAAATTAAAGAGTTGTGGAAACCTTGTTTTTAATGGGAGTGTCGAAACAATATATTTACCTGAACTCAATAAAGTAAGCAGTCAAATAGGTGCTCAAGCAACACGAACAATCGTACTACCTAAAATTGTTAGTTTATATGCGTTTGCCTTACAGGCTGTTCAAGGAACTACAAGAATATATTTAGGAAAGGATTTAAACGAATTCCCTGTACTTCCAAGAAATTTTTCAGCCACTAAATCTGAATTAGTGGTTGTGCTTGATACTCCACAAGCCATACCAGTAAACCAATTCACAGATGCTATAATCGACAACCATACATCAAGAGACGGTAAACTTATTATCTCTGTGTTAGACTCTGCGTATGATAGTTTTAAAACTTCCAAAGATTGGGGTAGATATTCTCAATATATTAAAAAACGCAGTGAAACTCCTGATGATAAGCTCGAATTTCTTAAATCATATGGATTACGTTAGGAGGCAATGTGGCTAAAAAAGTTGGGAAAACTCAAAAGGTACAGACAGTCACATTAGTTGACTTAACTGGCGGAATGAATGTCGCTAAATCTTCAGAATTCCTAAAAGAGAATGAGTGCGTGAACCTAGAAAATTTTGAGTTTGATATAGAGGGCGATAAGTTGCGTACACGGAGGGGTCTTGGTACCCCTCTTTACTCATTCAATTCTGCTATCACTTATATTTACAACGACTACGAAATGAATGATTTCTTTATCTTTCTAAAAAACAAGCAAATATATAGAT